TAGAGCCTGTATCAATATAAGCAGTGCCATCAATATATGCATCACGCCATTCGCTTCCAACAGCACCAAGATCGTAAGAATCATCAACAGAAGGAATAAGGCTTGATGCAACGTCTGCATTTACTGTCACCGTGTCTGTAGCTGCATTACCTAGTGTAGTATTACCGTTAGCAGTAAGGTTACCTGTAAGTGTTGTATCTGTTGATACAGATAATGTACCTGTAATAGCAGTTGAACCTAAGCTAACTGCACCTGTAGATGTAATAGAACCATCTAAGTTAAGATCACCTGCTAGATAAGCATCTTTGTATTTCAGGCTAGATGTACCCAAGTCTACTGTATTAGTTGTCTTAGGACGCAGTACAGAAGCTGTAGCTACAATGTCTTGGCTTGGACCTATAACTTCGATAGGTGCACCTTCTTCACTAGTACCATCATGTGTATGGCCTGTACTAGCATTAAACGCTGCCTCAATAGCGTTAAACTCATTGTCTAGATCATCAGCATCAATAACATTACCGTTAGCAATGTTGTTAGCCGTATCTGCTCTTACGTAACCTGTACCCATAAGATTTCCTTACTGTCTGTCATCTGTAGCAAACTCGAAGATTGCTGTGTCTAATAGAAATGAAGCATCCGAACTTTTATCTTCTATCCGTATTGCTACAGTTTCACCTGATCCCACTACTTGATTAATATAGCTTTGTGTTCTAGCTGCACCAAAAGTCGCACTACTCACATTATATGTAGGGTCTGCAGGGTTTGTACTTGAATATTTTTGTGTGTTATCTCCAAAAATACCTTGTGCACCACCTGTTTGAGTAATATTAAAAGTAGCAGGTTGTATGTAACCTGTTTTATTTTGATTAAATCTAAGACCTGCTACAATATTAATAGCACCAAAAGGTTTAATATAGAAGTCTAGTTTATAGAATGTTTTACGAACTTGTGGATCATTGATAGGCATAAAAGGTGATTCATATATAGCATCAATGTTCTGTCCATCTAAGCTAGTACCTATATCCATTTTATATACGTAACCATCATTGTTAGCAAAGAACCTATATTCATCTTCACCGATGAACTGAGAGTCAGCTATATATACTTTAAATCCTTTTAGTTCAGCCCACTGGAAGCCTTGCCCACCTTGGTCAACAAACTTAGTACCTAACACGCCTTTAGCAATCTTAGATTGTTCACCTGCTACGTAAGCAAATAAGCGATATTGGGCTTTACCTCTAATAACTGTGCTAGCAAAACTTGCAGCGTAATCCTGTAGTTTAGTTACAGTAGGTCTAATGTTCTTAGATGCAACATCAATACCGAAGTCACCAATGCGATCTGTTGAGCTTAGTGTGCGCAACCCATCAGGACCAAGGAACATAACATCAGCGCCAACCTCTTGGATAGTATCAGCACTTAAGCACCCTAAGTCTTCAGTCACAGCGTTCATTGTAAAGTCTGCTGCACTAGAGCCTGTGATACGCATGATCTTATCAAGAGCAAACACGATAAGCTGATCACGAAATACAATCAAACCAGTTATCTCTGATCCGATGCTGACACTTCCTGCACCATTAGCTGGATCAAAATCATCTGCACTGTATGGCGCTGTAAAGACTAGCTCTGTGCCTACACCAAAGAAGAGAGTACTCTTAAATAAACATACGTGGCTAGCACCTTCTACTGCATCGTTAGTCGCTGATGTAGTAATGTATGTCAGTGTGTTTGCTGTACGGTCATAATAAGCAGGAAAGTTAACACCATCAACAAAACAAATCTGATAAGCGTTGTTAAAGTTATAACGAGCTTGTCTTACTTTAGTAAAGCTTGTGTCTGCTGCTGTAGCTAGCGATGACCAGGCAGGGGTAGAATCTGTAGCATTTGCTATATAGTAAACACCACTACGTGCAGCAATAACTTTCTCGTTACCGTCTTCTTGCACAATAGCTAAAGCCTGTACTGGACCGCTACCTGTTAGTTCCGAATCAATAAACTTCTCATACCCTGCTACCTTACGATAACCACCGTCTAGTGATGGCTCAAAGTTCTGCAGTTGAAATGCTGAACCTACATTGTTGATACCTTGTTGTAGTGGACTGATATTAGTAATCAACCCTCCAGTAAAAGGTACAGGGAATGTTTGCCACTGTGTAGCCATAATTATGAAACTCTTAGACTAGAGGAACTACGAGTAAGAACTGTTGAGCGTACATAGTCATAACGGTTAATGTAAAGACTACGCATGTATTTAATGCCTTGTTCAAACTTACCTTGTGCAATCTGTGATGCTTGTGTGTCAGCACGGAACTGATAAGCGTAGAACATAGCACCGTCCACAATAATATGTTTAAACTCTAAAGGTACACTTGGTACGTCATCATATAACTCAAGCGACACAGGGTTGCGATAATATTCGTAAACTAGCTCATATGCCTTGTCTGGGGTAGGAAGAATAATAAACTCTTGACTTGGTGCACGTACAACATGACGTGGAAGAGTCTGCATATCACTATCAGAGTTATACTCGTAATCAACGTAATTGTCAAGGTATTCTTGATAATCCATTGATTTTAGTTTAGTAGTACTTACATTTAATGTAGTATCTTTCTTGATGCGAAAACTGTTCATGTCAATTAGCTTAGCATCTGTAGGATAATCGTAACGTGTTACACCTGCTGTAAGAGTCTCTTCCTCTAAGATGTGATTCCAAGGCCAGTTAGACTCTTCGTGGTTGATATGTCGTAGTGAAGCATTTACAGCATCCTTAGCTGTATTGTAGAAACCTGAAGCTGTAGCAAAGTTAGAACTTGTTAGCTCTACTTCGTTCAGCCTACGGTTAACCTCGTTTACTAGTCCTAGATAGTTATAAGCCATTATTTATTCCTTACACGTAAACGAACCTTGCGCTCCACTACCAAGCCATTCGAGTCAGCTATACGACAATAGAACTGATATAGTATGTTGTTAGAGCCTGAACCTAAACGTGCTGTAGTAACTGTATCAGTGTTAGTAGCAGACACTAACTGAATACCATTAACAAGTTGACCACTAGGGATTAGCTGTGTCTTTACACCATCAGCGTCATCAACATACCAAGTAACACTGCTGATAGTTGCACCACTAAGAAAGCGTGACCAATCAATGCTGTAGTCTAGTATTTCATCAGGGTCTTTGTTAGGCCATTTAAGAGACATTATTATTATTCCTATGCTGCACGTACATACACTGTGTTACCTAGTGTGCTATACTCGCCTATGTAAGCAGTACGATCTCTGCTATAGTTTTGTTTAATTGACTCATAGTCAAACTGTACTGTGTTAATTGTTTCATCACCTACAGTAAACGTACCTTGTACACCTACTGGCAATACTACAGCTTGACAATCTGTTGTAACAGTATTTCCTGATACTGTACCTGCTACACCTTTACCTGCTAGGCTGATGTTAGCATCTGACTCAACTACAACTTCGTCACCATCTACTAGAAGTGAGTCAGTGATAATCTCTAAACCAAACCCTACAGGTTGGATAGTAGGACCAAACCCAGCGCTTACAGTAAGATAAGCAAGGTTAGCTGCATTTACAATGTCTGTAGAAGCATTTGTACCATCAAAATGTAGTAATGCTAACGTGTCATTATCTACTGTAAAGGCAGAGGTAGGTGGAGTAAAGCCTGTTCCAGTATACTGTGCTACATTAGAAAGTCTTACTTCGTCAATGTAACCATCAAAATCACCAAAACCATTTTTACCTACAGTAAAAGTACCATTGTCTGGGCGGTTAGCACTAGAACTTGATTCCTCTAATGTTCCGTTAATGTATAGTCTATGAACGTTTCCTTCTCGTTCAACCGTAATCATAGTCCAGACATTTGCAGAAACTCTGGTATCAGAAATAAAGAGAGTCGTTGATCCTGCAACAGTACCTTGGACTTGATCTCCAATTAAATAAACACTTAATAGAGAACTTGTACCAGACTGAAATAGTCCTTTGTAACCTGTAACGTTGTCAGGTCTAATCCACATATCTACTGTGAAATCACCTGAACTTAAATCAATGTTACTATCAGACTCTACATAATCATCTGTTCCATCTAACAGTAATGATGCAGTGCCAAACTTTTGTTGTGCTGTAGAAAGTTGTGCATCACCCTCTGCTGTAAATGTTGAGAATGAGTTAGAGCTAGTTATATTACCTGTAGCAGATACACCAGTAATAGTAGGTGTAGTACCAACGCCTAAGATAAATGTTAGGCCATCATCTGCTGCACCTGTACCTGCTACACCCGTTGGTGCAACTACTGCTTCTGCTG